TAGTGCAACTTTATCTTTTGTTGATGGAGCTAGTAGTGTAGTTTTAGATTCTACCTATAAAGAATATTTATTTACATTTAACAATATGCACCCAGCTAATAATGATGTGCCATTAAAAGGTAATTTTACAACTGATGGAACTAATTTTAATGTCACAAAAACTACTACTTGGTTTGGTGCAGTTCAAGACCAAGATCAAAATTATACAGGTTTAGGATATAGTACAGGCAGAGATTTAGCACAATCAACTTCTGATTTTGTAATTAGTCAAAGTGTAGGAAATGAAAATGAGGCTTGTATAGGTGGCTATTTACATTTGTTTAATCCATCATCAACAACATTTGTAAAACATTTTATAAGTGTTATGTCAACTGATTGGGGTGGAGTAGTTGGAGCAACAAATGATTTTGGTGCTGGATATTGCAACACTACTTCTGCAATAACAGGATTTAGAGTAAATTTTAATTCTGGCGACATAGCTTCTGGAGATATTTGCCTTTATGGTATCGCTTAACAATTAACAACAACAACAAACAAGGAATAAATTATGCCAAGATTTCATAATATAAATGGAGTGTCTGTTCAGTTCACAGCTGAAGAAGAAACTGCTAGAGACAATGAAGAAGCAGCTGTATTAGCCGCTGCTCCAGCAAGAGCATTAGCTGAATTAAGATCTAAAAGAAATAGATTACTTGCTGAAACAGATTACCTAGCTTTATCAGATGCAACACTTACTGATAATATGAGAACTTACAGACAGCAATTAAGAGATCTACCAGCTGGTAAAGATACTGTTGCTAAATGTGAAGATGCTACATGGCCAACTAAACCATAAGCAATGAAGTTTATACTGTTAATATCAGTATGCTCTTTTTTAGAAAATACTTGCAAAGATCCAGTAGAATTTAATTTACAATTCAATACTTGGAAAGAATGCGCAATGGCTGCGTTAGATACCAGCCAAAAATATTTAGATTTAGAAGATGAAAAAACTATAAACAAATATCGCCTTGCAACTAAATTTAGTTGTGAAGCAATAGAGGAAACGTGATGGCAAAAAAGAAAACTACAAACTCTAACATAGAAGATGCTAATGGAATTAGAATATCTTACCATGAAAAGGTTTGCGCAGAACGAATGAAAACTTTGTTCAAAGCAATCGATGAAATGCGAGGAGATATTAAATCATTAAAAGCTGACATGAATAGAGGTAAAGGAGCTGCTACTATAATAATACTCATAGGTGGTTTACTTGGCTCAATCTTCTACTACTTCACGAAATAGAATAACCAACGCTAAAGGTTTATCAAACGAACTACTAGCTGCTGCAAAGTTTGCCAAGGATCCAAACTTAATAGTCTTTACACCCATTGGTGCGGGGCCAGTAGATATATTAGTTCTTAACATAAAGACGGGAGAGTACACGGCTTATGATGTCAAAACAAGAAACTACCGCAAGAATGGTTACAAAATTGCTAGAGCTAGAACTGGCGAACAAAAGAGATTAGGTGTCAAAATTATTAATTTTGATCCAGAAAGTAAATGAAACATGGAAGAAGTTAAATTACGAATTAAGGAACACGAAGGGTTTAGGGATACTGTGTACTCCGATAGCCTGGGTTTCGCTACAATTGGTTATGGCCATCTGGTTTTACCTACCGATGACTTTGTTGAAGGTGTGGCGTATCCTAAAGAGCAGCTTGAAACTGTTTTTGACAATGACTTTCAGATTGCTCTCACATCTGCTGAAGAACTTTTGGAAGAAATAGAAGTACCAAAAACTATTAAAGGTGTCATTTGTGAAATGTGTTTCCAACTTGGAAAACCAAGAGTTATGAAATTTAAAAAAATGTGGGAAGGTTTAGAAGCTGGAGATTACAATAAAAGTGCGGATGAAATGATTGACAGTAATTGGCATAAGCAAACTACGTCAAGATGTGAAAGCCTGGCGGAGCTAGTTAGGAGCTGCGCATGATACAATTTTTAAGCATAATAAAAAACCCATTAACTAAAATGGTGTTTAATAAAGCAACAGAACATTTTAAACACAAGGCTGAAAAACAAAAAGTAATTAGAGCTGCTGAAATAGAAGCAGCTAAAGATGTAGATATAACTAGGATCAAAAGCCAGGATCAATCATACAAGGATGAGATATTAATGCTCTGGCTAATTGGAATGCTAACTACTGGTTGGTTTCCAGGTACTAGAGAAAACTTTAGAGAATGGGTAGCAATCATAAATGATCTCCCAGATAGCGTATGGTATCTCGTAATCATCGTCTTTACAGCAAGTTTTGGATCTAGAGTTTCTGACAAGTTGATGAACCGAAAGAAAAAATAATGGCTCGTATTAAGTTTACCCATTTTGTACCAAGGGATAAACCAAAGAAGCGGCCAGGCGTACATAAAAAATCTTTAAATAAATCAGAAAAAAGACAGAAGAAACTTACAAGATACAAGGGTGGTGGCAGATGAAAATAAATGACAACACTAATATTTCTCTCCCGTTAAGGAATTTAATTGCTTTATGCGTTGCCGTTGGTTTAGGAATTATTGGTTATACCGAATTAACTGCTAGATTAACTAGCCTAGAGACAAGTAGAGAATTACACCAAGCTGATCTTTTAAAAAAATCAGAGCAACTCCCAACAGATCAAGAACAATTTATGCTCCTAGAGCATATTGCATCCCAGGTAGAGAGTATCCAAGGAGAAATGGAGTTGATGAGAAACAACAATGTAAATATTACCTACGCTATGAAAGATATAGAGAAGATAAAGGAAAGTCTTGAAAAAATAAAAGATAAAGTAAGAGCTAACGGGAGCCATTGATGGAACAGATGGTTATAGCTTTACTTCTCCTAGTTAATAATGAGATCAAGGAGGCAAGAATACAAACTGATTTAAGCAGCTGCTTAAAAGGTAAGAGGCTAGCTATGAGAGAAGTTAAAAATGATAACATTGTCTATTCTTGTATCCGTACAAAAGCTGAACTTGAAACTAATATTGATGGCTCATTATCAATTAAAAAATTAATTTTAGAATAAGAAAATGATTGACAAATATATAATAAAATTTTTAGGAGCAATAGATAACTTTACTGAATGGTTATTTGCTCCACGATGTAAATGTAAGAAAAAGAAATGAAATGGATTAAAGGAGTTGCTTATACTTTTTTAGGTATTCTTTGGCTTATTATAATTTTAGGTACAGCTGTATTTGCTGTTAACGGATAATCTGGTCTGGGTGGCTGGATTTGAACCAGCGATCCCTAGCTCCCAAAGCTAGTGCGTTACCAGGCTACGCTACACCCAGACTTCTATTTTTTCGAGACTTGTATCAGAGAGTTATCGGGGAGTAAATGATGTATCAACGTGATAACAGCTAGGAAAAACAAGCCTTATTTTATAACCTTTTTGGTAAATAAAATTTGTCTAATCGTGGTTGTAAGTGTTATATAACAACGATAATTTACAAAATGATTGGTAGGTTCGAATATTACCAATAGTCATTGGCACACAACAATTTTAAACCATCAGAGAGTAAACAAGAGAGTAAACCAAAGATGTTTGCTATTTTTTTTGTATTTTTTGAGGGGAAAAAGTAACGAGGGAGTTGCTAGCTCCCTCAATTATTTACGCAATTTTATTTATTGGAGCAGCAAGTGGCAGCTCTTTATCTTGGAATGTATTCTCGCCAGCTAGCTCTCGGTTTAATTTAGGCATTAGAGGCGCATAGAGACGTTGTAGCTTGCGTTCTTCCATAATGTTAGCTTCTATATCACGAAACTTTTTAGCCACCATATCTTGCTTAAATAAAGGTATCTGTTGCAGCACCAGTTCTGGATCTCCATTGTATAATAAGTTAATATCCCAACCTTCAGTTTTAGCTAATAAAAATAGCCGATCAGAGCCAATTCCATTTTGAGCTTTTTCGTATTTCTGAATTTGTTGATGTGTAAGATTTAAAGATTTAGAAATTTTAGCTTGTGTCTTACCGCTAATAGTTCTTAAAACAAACATCATTTTTGCTATTCGTTCCTTCTCTTGTAGTGCTGGCATTTATCATCCTTTAGTTATTTGATTAATAGCAGCTTTTCTTTGTTTCTCATTCAAATTCAAATCTCTGATGTAATTAGCTTGTCTAATATCTTTAGAGTTACCAAATCTATTATCCATTTGCTTATCAGTTAAAATTTTAAGTTCTTCCATACGAGATATGCTCCACTTTCTAAAAGGAGACATCCCATTTGGCCAATGGATCCCTAATCTTTTAGCAGAAACTTTAACTCTTTTTCTAGCTCCGTGGATAGGTACATTAAACACTCTCTTAAATGTTCTCCGTTCCATTTTATTTATATCTGGATTATTAAAAGTTACGTTTCTATGTGTAATTGGAAACATCTGCGCCTTCATCCATATACTAAACAGCTCTAAACATTGATCCGATACTTCTACAAATCGTCTTTGGGTCTTTACCTGGTAGGGTCTAAAGTTATTTTCTTCATTGATTGAGTGATCTAAAAACACACCACCAGCATTAAAATCTACATTCTCATAACAGATCCCAAGCAGCTCACTTAATCTGGCTCCAGTTTCAGCAGCACATTTGTATAAAGTTTTTAACTGTATATCTGGTTCCTTATTTACAACAGCTAACAGCTCTGGAGTAGTAGGCATCCATTTGATTTGAGTATTGTAATCTTTAAAATATTTTGGCCCGAATTTAAAATTAGCAATGGTATAGTCAATCTTCCATTGTCTGCTGGCACAAAAATTTACAAATTTTTTAAATTCTAATACCGCAGCTCTAATAGTTACTCTACCAATGGTTTCAGTTTTTTTCTTATAACTACCGAACCCACCTTTTTTAACCCATTGTAGAGCTTTGCTATTTTTAATACCAAGTAAAGTTACTTCTCTAAAATCTGATAGTAAGTAGTCTGCTAGATATTGCTTATTGATATGGGGTCTAACATGATTGTTAATGTATGCAATCTGCATATCTTTATATTTAGATGTTGTGTCTGGATCGCTATTAATAACTTTAAAGTATTCATCAAAAGCAAAATTAAAATCTATTTTTTGGTCGATGACATCTATTTTGTCTGAATTTTCTAGTTTAGATCTTAACGCTTCAGCTTTTCTTTTTTCATTCAAACCAAAAGTTTCTTTGTTTTGCTTTTTAGTTTTGCCGTTTACCTGGTAAACAACTTGAACGCATAGTTTTTTACCGCCAGCTCTGTCAACAGTAACAACTTGAACTTTCATATATTAAGCACCTCCATTATTTAATTTAGGAACAACATTTGTGAATTGGATTGTAGGTATTTGTGGATTATATTTTTTTAATAATTCTTTTTTTTCCCACATACTTTCTAACACATCATTTAATTGGTCACAGTAAATATCACTTTTAGTATTTAACAATTTACCATTTTTATTTTTAATAGTTATGTTGTAAAGATCTGAACCATTAAGAGTAATTCTAACAGTTCCATATTTTACAGCAGAAGTATTACTGATTGTAAATTGCAATCCATACAAACCTTTTTCATCTTCGTATGCTCCATAATTTCTAGCAGCAGCGCACATTAAAACTGTTGGGTGGATTTGTGATCTAATTGTATTAGCAACATTTAATAGATCTTGATTTGACATTAAGCAGCCTCCATTATTGATATTATTTTAATTGGATGTTTTTCTTTTTTGATTGATGCTTCAAGATCTTTTTTTAAAGTATCTTTATCTTTGGCTACCAAAGATCTAAAATATTGATTTTTATTAAAACCCCAAGTCATTTGGAATTTAACATTAAACTTTTTACCCATTAAGCAGCCTCCTTTAAATTTTCTCTGTATAATTGTGCATTAAATACTTCTCCAACAAAATGATGTTGCTTTAATTTTTTTAAATTCTTAAACCAAGCAATCATAACAGACAAATCATTATTCATTTTGTAAGTTGTAGTTTTTAATTTTAAGTGGATCTTGCCAACAAAGTTATAGTTATGAGATCCAGTAAAAAATTTACCAACAAAAGAATTTAACCATTTACCCTTGTCGGTATTGTTAGAGATCTTTGGTACTTTGTACTCGCAATCTTTTTTGTGATTGCTGTAACCAGTATTAAGATTTTTTTGAAATGTAACTATCAAGCAGCCTCCTTTTTTGGTTTATCCCACACAAGCAAAGTCTTACCGATAACTTTGGATGACTTGTTTTTTTGTGGAAGGATTTTTTGTGTAAAGTATTTCTCTAATGCAGAGTAGGTAGTGAACTTTTTTTTTCTAAAGTTTTTAACCATACAATATATATAGTTACCTATCTGGCAATAGTCAATATATAGATTTGCCAATCTGGTAAGTTTATTAAGGCGTAGAAAGGGTATCCGAATTTAATCAGTTTAGAATAGTTATAAAGTAAAATATCTAGGCTTCTATTTTACTTAATTGGTCTTGCAGACTTATAACAGCAATCAATTTTGAATGAGCTGTTTTACTTATAGCCGCAATCCCTGGAGGATACATTCCCCCGTTTTTTGCTTTAAGTCTCGTTATCTTTGCGTTCAGAGACTTTCTTTCCTTCTCGATCTGACTTATTTGTTGTGTCAGATGTTGGTAATGATTTATCATTACTTACCTCTTTTATTCTAGCGAACTCAAAGCTAACAGTTTTACCATCAACTTCATATTTAGCTGCATCGCTAGGTATGGTTTGTTTTGCAGCATCAGAAACAGAATTAAAAACTTCACTTGCTGTAAAGTTTGCGCTTCCATTCCAGAATTTTTCAATCTTCTTGTTCATTTGGATAATCACGTTCTAAAATTATTTTTAAATAGTGGATTGCCTTTTTAATATCTTCAGATTTATTTTTATTTTGATGTCGGCACACTAATTTTACAACATTTCCTTCAGCAAACAAGAGTTTATTTTCACATATAAAATATGCTGGAGATACTTTTAGATCTTTATAATGAGATCCTCCAACTTGTTCTTGCAGACATTCATAATTAAATTCTTTAAATATATCTGGGTGCGTCATTGCTTTATTATCTGAATGCTTCTTGCTTTGCCTGGTAATCTTTTTATCCATTTTCTATCTTCTAATTGGCTTACTCTTTTGTTAATTGAATTTTTTGATTTTAAACCTACCGCCATCTTCATTTCTTCGTAAGATGGCGATATGTTTTTCTTTGCAATATAGTTTTTAATAAACTTAAAAAGTTTAAGTTGCTTTGCAGTTAAACCATATTGATCCATTCTGTATTACCAAGGAGCATCTTCAAGAACTGGAGCTGCTGGTTGCGCTGGTGCGCCATTTCCAGTACCCGTTTTCTTGATAGTAATCTTTAAAGATTTATCTTCTTGGATATAAGCAGATGCTTCCATCCATACTCCATCAATAGTAAAGTTTTTTCTGTACGGCTTACCCGTTTTTTTATTAACACTTTCACTATCTGTTAAGATAAGATCTGGTCTATTTTTAGTAGATGGATCTTGCGGATTTTTATCTCCGTTTCTTTTCAAACTAAATGTTGCCACCCAGTTTGGATCTAGTGGTTTTTTAAAATCAGCCATATATGTTTATCCTTTCGTAAATTGCTGTTTTCTATCTACAAAGGCTTTTTTTAATTTTTCAAACCTAGGTAAATCTTGTGTTTTAAGCTCTGTTAAAAATTTTTTATTTTGACTTTTTAACTGCTCTAAATTTGCTTGGTGCGTACAAGTTTTAATTCTTTGTTCAATAATATCTGCATGATCTAATTTAATACCCGTGTTCTCATTGTTGTTAAATTTTTCATTTGGCATTTCTTGATCTGAATACACGTTGCCGTGAATACCTAATGCTTTTAGTATGACACGATCCACAGCTCGTTTTTCTGCAACAGCTATTGGATACTCAAACTGATTATTTTTTGGAGATACTTCTCCTAATGAATAAAATTTCTTTTGATTGTATAGAGCTGCTGCTTTAACTACGGCTACATCTTTTTCTAAATTACAATTAACTAAATCAATATTAGTTTCAATGTTGTAAAGTTGAGCTAATTTTTCTACCTCTAAATGTTTAATAATCCATTTGTTTGGTTTATGCTCCCACATTCCACCATTTTTTTTTAATTTTTCTAAATAACCTTCAAGTGCGTTTAGATTAATAACTTTACCCATTTTTATTCTCTTTCGCATAGCCAGAGTTTGAATGAAGGTAAAAGAATACTGCTGTATTAAAACCTTTGTCGTGCATCGCTACACGATCCCTCTGGCTATATTTAACGAAACTAACTAACGCTAAAGAGAGAGCTAAAACTATTCCTACAAGGAGCAATCGATGTTTCAAATAGTTTTTTTTTGGTTTCGCTAAATGTCGGTTCAGCAGCCATGGCTGTAAATTCATAACTAATGGATCTGGTTTAATTTCTTTCATGCTAACCCCCATAGTTTCATTGCAATATCTCTGTGTTCTCCCATACCTTTCCAAAAGAAATGGTTAAAGTCTGGAGCTATATCTTGATGCCAGGTAGTTTTACCAGCGTGATTTTCCATTACTCTTTCTCTACGCCTGGCTACCATGGTTAATCTATTAAGATGTTTTTTTAAATTTTCTGGTTTTAAATCATCGCAATTATCTGGACTATAAATTCTATATTCTTCTTCATTCATTACAAACAAATGAGGTTTCTTTTTTTCTTCACAAGCAAAATAATAAAAAGCAACTTGACTTAAATGCTCATCAAATCCTAAATAACCTTCATCTATCTTGGGTAAAGAATAATTAGATGTACCATCTTTTCTGGGTCTATTTTTTTTACGCCATTTAGTTTTAAGTTCTACAAAATTTTTTTCATTTTCCAGATCTATTCTACCTATCGTTGGAAGTATGCAGCCATCTAAAGTTAAAGCCACAGATCTTTCACATTCAATAGGGGAAGTTAAATTAATTTCTTTTAATCCAGTTTTTAATGTTTGGAATGCTTTGGCTAAACCTAATCGATTAACATCGTGTTGAGCTGCATCATTATCATCTACTGCTTCATATAAATTAAACTTATCAATAATTTTATCAAAAACTTTTCTTTGTGGTGGGATCTCTTTTTTAACTAATCCTTTACCTACTTCATGCTGCCATAAAAAATTACCAAATACTAATTGAGCTAGATCTCCAATACAAACACCAGAAAACATTTTAGAATTTATTGGTAAAGCTCTACGTTGTTCTTGTGTTAAATATAAATATTTATAACTCCAAATATCATCTGCTGCATTAAGCTGCGATGGCGACCAATGATTTAATTTATATAGCTCTACCCACTCTGGTAGATCTTTTATATCGTCTAAAAAATTATCATTATCCATATCAACTAAACTTTATTGGAACGATTTTAGAACAAAAATAGTCTTATTGGCAAACATTATTACCAAATATGTTTAACCTCTGGTTGTGGAGAGTGGGGATAATTAGGTATTAAGATTAAATTTAGGAAAAAAAGACATTTTTTTTGGAGCTGATACTTTAATAAAATCTGGATCAATACCAATAGACATTTTATTTAATGGTTCTTGTGTTTTAGGATTTAATAAATTTAATGTGTAATTAGATGTTGTTTCATTTACTTTAACAAGTGCAATAATAGGCGTGCAGCCAACTTTTGATTTTTTTGATATTGGTTCTAAATAACAAATTTTATTTATACTATCTTCGTGAAAACCCTCATAATGTTTACCAACTTTAATTCTTTCAAACAAATATATTTCTCCATGATGTTGACTACCGATTTTATAAAACTTAACTGCTTTGGTTTCTGGAGTGTAAAAACCATCTGGTATAATTACATCAACATAATATTTTGGTGTTAAATCTTTAACCATGAAACTATCATCGGTATATGAATGCAATTCTATTTTATTTATTTTTTTAGCTGGAAACAATATTGCAGCTGGATCACATTTTAATATTTTAGAAATTTTTATAGCGTTCTCTGGTGTAATCTGTCTTTCTTCATTAAACCAACGATTGATTGTTACAACATTTCTATCTAATTTATTAGCTAACTCTTTTTGAGTTACGCCAACCTGGTTCATTTTTTCTTTTAAAAAATTCATTTCGGTTTTTTTATTGTTATTTATGTCTGTAACATTATTTACCATAATGGCAACGTATTATCATTAGTATATTGTGTCAATCGTTGTTACCAACTTTATACATATTTTTACAACTCGGGGTGCTTGTGGATACATATAGGAATAAACACAACATATATGGCAAACACTATTGCCAATAAGGTTATATTTCCATAATGACAACGCATGGGATTAGAAAAATTTAGAATAAGTAAAGGCTTATCCTACAAAAAACTAGCAGATTTAATTGGAATTACTGGGGTTTCTCCAGCAACGACTACTTTTAGGTGGTGTAAAGGATCTAGGATCCCTGGTCGAAGTTGGATGGCAATCATTAAACAAAAAACAAATGGCAAGGTACAGCCGTCAAGTTTTTATGAATAAAAAGAAACAGAAATTGAATGGAAATATAAATGATTACCCGTTGGTTGAAGTTAAGTGGCTTGATTGTCTTGCTGATAACAGCTGGATGTCAATCGACAAAGCAGCCAAACTTGAACCCGCTGTCGCTTATTCGGTGGGTTATAAACTCCTCCAAACAAAATCAAAAGTTACCATCTTTGCCGATTACACAATCGATCCCGAAGATCAATCAATTACAGTAGGTAACACTAACACTATACCCGCTGCCTGGGTGCAAGAAGTAACGGAGATAACTTTTAAATGAAATACATAATTTTATTTTTAGTTCTGTTTAGTTTTAATGCACAAGCAAATGAGAACTGGCCACCAGAATTTGAAAAATTTTGTAAAGTTTATATGGTTTATGTAAACAAATTTCCAATGCACTTTGCTGCTGGCTGTTGTGATTTTAACCACCCATCTAATGACATACAAAAAATAGAATATTTAGGCGACAAGTTTAAAAAAGAGGAGTGTGTATGAAGGATGAAGATAAAACATACGAGAATGAAGTTAATATAAGACAAGAAAATTTTATTAAAGATCAAAAGCAAACTATTGAAGGTTTAAAAAAAGAAATAGATCGTATCCAGGAAAGCTACGATAATCTTAAAATAATAAATGATGGCCACCAAAAGTTAAATGGCGAGCTGCGTATTGAAAATAAGAAATTAAAGGAAGAAAACGAAAAACTTAAAGATCCATTAAATGGTTTAAGAAAAGATGGGGATCTGTGAATGTACTTGATTTATTTTCTGGCATTGGTGGTTTTAGTCTTGGTTTGGAAAGCACAGGATTTTTTAAAACGATTGCTTTTGTTGAAAAAGATAAATTTTGCCAAAAGGTATTACAAAAGAATTTTCCAAATATACCCATTGAGGATGAAGTAAGAAATGTCAAAGGAGAAAAATACAGAGCAGATGTCATTACTGGAGGGTTCCCGTGCCAACCATTCTCCGTTGCGGGAAAAAGACGAGGAACAGACGATGATCGCTTCCTCTGGGATGAGACTATTAGAATTGTATCCGAGCAAAAACCCAAATGGTTCATTGGCGAAAATGTTGAAGGCATTATTAACATCCAAGACGGCATGGTGTTCAGACAGATCCACGATGACTTGGAAAGCGAAGGTTTCGAAGTGCAAAGTCTTATTATTCCAGCTAGCGGTGTCGGTGCGTGGCATCAAAGAAAACGTGTCTGGATCATTGGATGTAATAAGAAAAACATTTCCAACACCGACAACATTCGATCAGTACGAGTTCAAAAACCCAAGGAAGAAATCATCGGGGGGTCAAAAGCCACCTTTAACCCAAGTAGTTCACATGATGTATCCAACACCCAACGCAACGAACATCAACACTCCACAATCAAGCAGAGTAGAGAGAACAAAGTCTGGGGGTTTCATACTGCGGAAAAAAAACAAGCCACACATGACATACGGAGCAAGACTTCAAGATGCGATGGAATTTCTGGAAAAACCGAAAGTTGGTGGGAAGCTCAATCCGACATTTTGCGAAATGTTGATGGGTTATCCTATGAATTGGACAAAGATCGAGCCAACAGAATTAAAGCACTCGGAAACTCAATCGTTCCACAAATCGCAAGAGAAATCGGAAAAGCAATCATTGAGGCAGAAACCAATGTATAGAACTCCAACAGCTATGGATACTGGCGAAGATAGTTTTATTTATGCTGCTAAAATTTTAAAAGGTAAAATTAATAGAAATTCTAATAGTAGAGTGCAAATAACATTATCAACAGATGTTGCTATTAAATTTTTAAAAGATAATCCTCATTTAATAGATCAGTACGATAAGCCATTTATGGTAAGAACAAAGCTACCAGAAAAATTTAAATTTATTAATTATTTAAAACAAAATACATCAATAAAAGAATTAGTTAAAAACACTTCTATTCCAAAGACTAAAATTGAGCATTGGTTCAGAAAAGATCAATGTTTTTCTTATCCAACTATTGAGGATTGGAACACTATTAAACCACATTTAAAGGAAATTAAGTTTGATGAGGAACTAACTTTTGAGGTTGAGCAAGATTGGAAGGTTAATGGCTAGAGGAGATCTTAAAAATAACTATTTTAATGTTGGCGATCCATATTCAGAGTGGTGCAGAGAGAATAAAGTTTACATGATTGATATGGATGCGGTGGGTATTTGCAAGGTTTGTAAAACTCCGTTGTACTTGGCCGAGACTTGTTTTGATCGGGGCCAAACGTGGAAGGCGACTACGACTACTGAAGCTCTGGCTAATTTAGCTGGGTTACCTTCATTCCTGGTTTTCTACGAAGCTAACGAAGCTCGTAAAGTTATTAGTTTAAGAGTAACGCAGCTTACACCAGAACGAGGTAAAGAAACACTCATGCTTCCAGATGGCTGGTTCCAGGTATTAGAACTTCTCCAGGAGCAGCACAATCCTCATTGCGTGAAGAAGGAGGCTAGTTGAGTTATTTCTTTGTAGGCGATCTAAACATATTAAAGGATAAAAGATTAACACCGATTGATCGATTAGTTTATTTTAGCTTGGTGTCGTTTATGAGTAGTAAGGATGGAAAGTGTTATCCTCGATATGCAACGATAAAGCGGGATCTGGGTATTTCTAAAGCATCTATCAATAGATCCATTAAACACCTTGCCAAACTAAAATTGATAACAGTAAAACGCTTATCTTCGACAAACCTTTACTTATTATCGCAGCAAGTAGAGCTGGAGAAAAACCGCATAAAACGGCTGAAGTCTCAATTTAATAGCACTGATGTATCACAGAGACATTTATTAATAAAACCATCCTTATATAACTATAATAGGAATGTTAATAAGTATCATAGAGGTAAATTTATCTCCCCCCCAGTCGCTAATCATTCTAAATCAACAATAGAGTATGAAGGTGAGAAATATGAGTATTGCGCTGAATTTGGAAATTATATTGAGTATAAGAATAAAAAAGGGGTTAAGATTGCCAAACATAAATGGAAAGATGAACCTATAAAAAAGTTTAGTGCCATCGAAAGGGTGGCATCTTGAAGTTAAGGTGTGTAAAGATAATGGATATATTGGATGAAGCTGGCTTGGCAGAACGCTTTATGCCTAAACCTAAAATACCAAAAGCAGCTTCAATGTTTGATATTCTGGAATTTACTTATGATCCAAAGGATCATGGCTACTATAATTCAAAAAAACTTAAATTAAGAGCAAACAACAAACAGATCAATTGCTGGGATTTAACAGTAACAGAGTTGTTACCCCTGGTTGAACTTGAAGATCGTAAGATACTCTGGGCCAGATCTAAAAGATATTCCTGGGTAGCTCTGGGTAAGATGTTTGGTTGTCATCGTGTAACAATTAAGAAGAAATATGTTGCAGCTGTGTTTACTCTTGAAAGCAAGTTAAATAAAACTCTTATAGACAAGATAGATAATATTTAGTAATTGAAAAGGTACAGTTGGATATAAAAGTATTCAGATATTATGGCTGGTCATCCACTTAAAAAAATACAATGCGAAAGTATCGCAAGAACATCTGGCAAGCAATGTAGAGCAAAAGGGTATTTAATGAAAAGTGGCCATTATCGTTGTCGCTTTCATGGTGGAGCTTCTACTGGTGCAACAACAATAGAAGGTAAGTTGATAGCTTACAAAAATTTAAAACAATTTAAGAATTTTACAAAAGAACAATTATTACAATGGATACAAAACAAACAAATGAAATCATCAAGCGTTTAGAGCTTGGCGAACCTTTATCCAAAATTACCAAAGATAAAAAACTTCCCGATGTCTCAACTGTCTATAAGCATTGTCGAGATAACAAGGATCTACACGATAAAATTATGCAAGCAAGGCAAACTGGCGTTTGGACATTGCTTGATAAAATAGCTGAAGATATGGAAGTACCAAAGACACCACAAGAGACACATTTTTTAAGAGAGAAATATTCACACATTAGATGGTTGGCGAGTAAACTTGCTGCTAAAACTTTTGGCGATAAAATTCAACAAGACGTTAAACAAGACACGACAATAACTGTGAGTTGGGGAAATCCAAATGATATGGTTGAAGCTAAAAAAATTGTTGAGGAAGTACAAACGACATCTGTACCGAGCTTACCTGGTTAACAAGTTGTAGGGTTTTTCCGTGTTTCTATACTGGCGGCCAGCATCCTCGGGTGCGCGTATGAGTTCGAACAAAACAAGAACATTGGCTGGTAACTCCCTGGTTACTCTCTGGTTTAGTATAGAATTGTTGATTAACGCTAATAGTTGGTAAGATATAGATCTACGACCCATGTTTACTGCATATAAAACAAGAACAATGCAAGAACATTTGATGGGGTATCCCCGCAAATGAGCCGCATATTTTTAAGTATATGTAACATGGGAGTTCAGCACACAGACACAGACAGACAGACATTATGGTTAAAAAAATACATCAAAATAAAACTGGCGGATTAAGCGAAAGAGGCAGAAAGTTTTTTAACAACAGAGACGGATCTAACTTAAAAGCTCCAGTTAGCTCTGGTACTGGGGGGAGGCGTGTATCGTTTGCTGCCAGGTTCGCTGGAATGCGTGGCCCCATGAAAGATGATAAAGGCAACCCAACTAGAAAAGCTCTTGCTCTAAAAAAGTGGGGGTTTAGTTCAGTAGCCGCTGCCAAAAATTTTGCTAACAAAAATAAGAAAACTGCATAATGGATAATTTAAAAAATAAAATGATAACTGCAATGGTATTCCTGGCCGAAGATACAAACGGCATGGTTATCCATTTAAACGGATTTGATAATCCAAAGCACGCAAATACTTTTGTCAAAAAATTAATGAAGAATAGTGGGATCGAGTACAACTCAATATTAGATATGGTTGATCTACCCACATTACACTAGGAGGAAGAATGGAAAAAATAATAAAAAAATGGAATAGTTGGAGTAGAAATATAAAAGCAGCTATTGTTATTTCTGTTGTTATTATTTTAATTGCTATTATATTTTAATGCACATCTAGATACCTTATACACCTCGGCCATTACAAGCAAAGCTGCATGAGGATTTGGATAAACATCGGTTCGCAGTATTAAATTGCCATAGAAGGTTTGGCAAAACTATATTGGTAATATTACATTTGATTAGAAAAGCTCTAACCAATGATAAGAAGAACCCCAGGTATTATCTGATCGGGCCAACATTCGTTTCGATTAAAAGGGTTTGCTGGGATTATCTAAAGCAATACGCTGGTTGTATTCCTGGTACTACATTTAACGAAACAGAATTAAGATGCGATCTGCCAAATGGCGCAAGGATTACTCTGCTATCTAGCGAGGATCCAGATAAAATTAGAGGAATATATGCAGACGGAGTTTGCATAGATGAGTGTAGCCAAATGAACCCAATACTTTGGCACGAAATTATAAGACCCGCATTATCTGATAGAGAAGGCTTTTGTTATTTTATTTCAACACCAGCTGGAATGTCTAATATATTTTATGAGCTATACCAATATGCTTTGGGAGATCCAAAGTGGTTAGCTTACACAGCCAAGTCATCAGAGACAAAGCTGATAGCACAAGAAGAATTAGATGCTGCTAAAGCACAGATGGGGGAAAGTAAATTTCTCCAGGAGTTTGAATGCGATTGGATAGCAAATGTAACGGGAAGTATTTATGGAAAAATAATACAAAAAATAGAAGATAACAAACAGATAACCAGGATTGCATACGATCCAAGTTTATTAGTTAACACCGCCTGGGATCTAGGTTATGGAGATAATACGGCCATAGTTTTTTTTCAACAAGTTGGTAATCAAATAATGATTATTGATTATTATGAAAACAACAAAGAAGGCTTGCCGCATTATGTTCAATTTATAAAAGATAAAGATTATGTTTATGGCGAACACTATGCGCCACACGATATAGAAGTTACAGAATTTAGTAATGGTAAGACAAGACTAGAGATTGCTTACCAGTTAGGAATAAGATTTAGGGTACTGCCAAAACTGCCATTGGAAGATGGCATACACAATTTAAAAATGGTGTTACCTAAATGTTGGTTTGATGCAGATGCTACCAAACCATTAATAGCTGCATTAAGACATCATCATCGAAAGTTTAACGACAAGATGAGAATTTTTAGTGCAAAACCCGTTAAGGATTTTAGCTCACACGCTTGCGATGCTGCAAGATACATGGCTATATCTTTATCGGAATTACCAAGACAAAAAATGGCTGAACAACAAACAGCTGAAAACGATTACGCAATACACACGGAGAAATAATTATGGGATTTTTAATGCCAAAACCGCCAGCAATGCCAGCGATACCAGAACCAAAACCTTTACCAGAACCACCAAGTTTTGAAGATGAAGAAAGAGCAAGAGAAGCAGAAAAAAAAAGAGCTGCTATTAGAAGAAATAGAAAAGGTAGAAGCTCAACAATATTAACAACCGCTGATGGCTTGGAAGATAACGAGCTAACAACTAAAAAGAAAATGTTAGGAGGATAGTATGGGTGGAGTAACAGAAGATACTAGCGGAGGAAGTGGCGATCACAGAACTTCAACTAAAAAAGATGGTATGGTAAGAAAAAAT